CTTTATCCACGAAGAAGTAGTAACCTTTACCTGTTACAGCTTTAACTTTAAGTGATCGTTGGAATGCGTATAAAGCATCCTCGTCACCATCTTCTAGTCTTTGTATAAATTCATTAGTAACTACCCAACCCATGTTGAGATCATCTGGATAATGTTCTAGATAATCTACTACTTCATGGAAATCACCATGATCAATAGGAAGGTATCCTGCCCATGCACCACGTCTTGATGTACCTTGTGCTACCTTACGCATATCATCAACGCAAGACGTAATCACATCGATTACACCACTGGCTTTACCACCTGTACTAATTGGTGTGCCTCTTGGACGTATATCACCTAAGTACGAAGATGTACCAAAACCATGTTTGGTCAACATAGCTAGTTCGTGGTACGAGTTATAGAATCCATCAATAGAGTCTTCTACATACTGCCCTGAGCAGGATACTGGCATACCCTTGTTAGTACCCATATTACTAAGTACTGGAGTAGATAAAGCTAACCAACCTTTCCACATTACTTCAAAGAATCTTAGTTGCCAACTTTCTCGCTCTTTATCACTAACATCTAGGTTAGCCGCAGCCGTTTGAGCAATACGCATATAAGTGTCACTAAGACCATTAGCGTCATGTAAGTACTTACTCTTAAACAACTGCCATCCACCAGTGGTAAACCATTCTGGTAGGAATCCTTCACTCTGTAGCTGCTTACGTTCTACAGATAACTTTTCATATATAGTACTCATTACCAAATAAACCTTGATTGATCCCAATTACGATTATAACTATTACCTATCCCTGTAAAGAAGTCATGTAATTGTACTAAATTAATATCTTTATAAAACCAACTAGCTATAGGGTTATTTTCAGAAGTGATATCATAGAAAATATGTTCTATACCTAGTTTATCTAAACACATATTTAAACGAGACATGATAAATATCTTCATGTGTTCTTTGGTAATACCTTCTATTTCACCTAATTCAAATATCTTATCAACGATAGCAAATTCATGCTCTGCTACTTTAATAGCTACATTCTTAAGTTGATCTGTTAATAGATATTCCATTTCAGGAGTATGCTTTCCTTCTTGCACTAACTCATGTTTAAGTTGTTTGAATAACCAAGCACCACCTTCACAATGTAGATTTTCATCTCTTACTGAAAAGTTAATACCACGTACTACGTTTAATAGTTTATTCTTACCACGAGCTTGGAAGTGTTTTAGGAATGCAAATGAGCTATATAAAACAGCTCCTTCAATCATACTAAATGCACCTAATGATAATAGGTCATCATCTGATGTAACCACTCCTTCAACATATTCCATACGTTCCTTAAGGATAGGGTCATCAACATATGATGTATAGAAATCATCAGTATTGATTAATAGAGCTTCGTTTATTTTATTGTAGAATGGTGCGTGTACATTAAGTTCAAAGAAACCAAAAGTAGCTGCCATACGCTCAATATCAGGCCGAGGAAATCTACGCATAACTCTACCTAACCAGTAGTCACGACCAGCAACAAGCTCATATAGAGTAAATAACTTAAGTGTTGTTATTACTGCATGTTCTTCTGCTTTAGTCATGTTTACACGAATATCTTGAATATCCTTTTCAACATTAATCTCGTCATCAGTCCAGAATATACCTGATTGTAACTTGGCGAATTCTATAGCTTCTAGATAGTCATAAGTATAACTAGTTTTCTTAGTTCTTATTTGTACATCAGACATAGACTTCTCGCAATTTATCTTGAATCTTATCACCTAGAATTAGCTTACCATCTAGTAATAAAGCTGGCACACTACGTATCCCAAACTTCTTAGATTTTTCAGGTTCTTCATCAATATCAACTACGTCAGTTTTTATATCTTGTTCTACCATCCATCTTTTTAAGTTTTGACATGGGTTACACCATGTCGCACTAAATAAAACCATTGTTTATCCCGTTAATGTCGCCCATGCAACAGGGAATAATGGGCGTATTACTTTATCTAATTCTTCTGCGAAGTCCTGTGCTTCTTTTTGTGCATGACCATCTATACGAAGTTTATACACATGAGCAAAAGCCATTAATGAACCTGTCCATATAAATTGAGTTTTCATGGATTGAGGTAATACCATACGTGCCATTTCAGGAGCTACACCTAGATCTAGTAAAGATTGATAAGAGCCTTCACATACATCTAACACATTCATATAAATATCATCTACTACGAATTGTGTCGCTTCTGTAACTTCCTCACTACTTCCTTGTTTGATGCTACCATCAGGTCTTCCTCTCCATAAATCAGGTTTCCAGAATTCCGGTGGTTCATCTACGTAACGACGAGATACTTCATTCCATGACATACCTACTTGATGTTTACCTAATTGTCTTGCTAAGAAGATAGGTACTTCGCAACGTATAGTAATACTGTTATGACGAAATGGACTAGTATGCTGGTTACGAGCTAGATACTTAATCAATTTGTCTCTTTGTTCTGTTGTGTAATTCGCTGGCAGGTTTTTCCATTCACCATCTAATTCCATACTTACACGAGCTGTGTTTGCGATAGTATTATCACTACCACAGTGCATTAGATATTCAATCATTTATATTCCTTGTAAAATATTTTAAATGCACTAATACAGATGGCTATATACAAGAGTACTGCAAATATCAATCCACCTAATACCATCATAACTGATATTGCTAAATCACTTAATACCATCTTTATATTTCTCATATAGTTCTTCATAGTACATAGCCTTAGCAATGTCTTGTTCTACAGGATCTTTCTTACCTGCACGTAAACGATATTTAAGGCTATTACCTTTACAATAACCTAACCATTCTTCATTTGTCATACTATCACGGATTACTTCAATAGTTTCTAAGTTGTATAATTGATAGTGTTTAGGGTTACGAACTTGATCACTTGTTTGGTTATCTTTTTGAGGACGTTCCTCTACTAATTCCCAACAATCTGCGATTAGAGTAAAATGATCCTTACTAGTCATACATGGAGCTGCACGACTGTTATCTTTTAAAGACTCTGCATACACGTATCGATCTTCCCCGCTATGATCTTTTTGTTTTAGTATTACGTTTACCCAGTCAGGTATATCTTCCCATCTAGGTTTTGTTTTTAAAATTGTCATTATTTATATCTCCCTTTATCAGCATCAAGTAATACTTCTTCTTGCATATTACTCATACCTTCTCTTTTTGATTTAGTTTTAGGCATTGATAACCCACGTTTGTTTTGTAGTAACGGATCATCACTACTACCTATCATAATAATACCATCACATGCACCCTGTTTACCTGTCTTAGAATCTTTTAACATGTGTTCTAACGGATACATTAGTCCAGCACCTTCATTGGATACTTGACTAGTAGGGAATACAGGACAGTTGTATTTAACACCTATCTCTCTTGACCATTGATACATTTGTTCTAATCTCTGGTCTTCACGTAGGTCTTTGTTAGTAGGGAATTTGACGTTATCTAACATATCAATAACAATCATACCTACATTTTCTATACCAATACCTTCTAGTATTTCTTCTAAGTGATAGTTATTCTTTCCATGAATATCGTATACACGAACTCTATCAGCAGAACCCATAGCTTTGATATATTCATCACGTAGCTTACCTTCTTTTTGTAGCTTTTGTAATTCACTATTAGTTAAGTATAATGCTGATTGTATTTGTCTAGCCATGATACGTTGTCTACGAGACTCGTTATTAAACCATACGATTACTTCATTAGGTTCCATCTGTTGAGCCATAGACCAGTTGCAATGTGTCAAGAATGTAGTCTTACCTTGACCAGGACGTGCTGCTACTATGTATTGATCACCACCTTGTGCTGGTCTATAGTGATCATTCATTACTTGTAGTGGCCAACGTAGTCCATCTTCTTCATTCTCGTCACCAATAGTACTGTCATCGAAGTCTGCATATTCAAATGCTGATGTTCTTTCTAAAGTATCTTTAACTCTATCAACTAAGTTACCAACAGATACTATTACTTCAATATCTTCACCAGCTTCATAATCGTCTATTACGTTAGCTACATCTGTTGCGAACTCTAGTTCTAGTAATTGGTTTACTATGTTCTTTTTGATTGCTTCTGGTACGTCTTCTTCCATACGAGTAATGAGTTTATTGTAATAATCACAATCTGAATCACTCATACCTTTATGGAATGTTGTAAAGAACATACTACGAAATGATGGGAAGTCTAATACTTCTTCTTCTTCATTTAAATCAAAGTATTTCTTAATATCATCTGCTACAGCTTTAGTACGTTTGTCAATGGCTGAACGAGGTATATAACGATATACTTTATTTAATTGTTCTTTATGTTTAATTATACGTAGTAGAGCTAGATCAATCA